TATAGAGGTCCAATTTATAGCACCATTAGCATCAGGCATTTTAATTGGAGTACCAGTATTTGCATAATATATTTTTTCTGCATCTTCTTCTGTCCAACCACGTTGTATAAGTTCTAATATTTCTGGTTTATAATTACCTTGTTCATCTTTAGATAATAAACTTTCAACATTAATAACATTATCTCTATTGTAATTAACAGGTTGACTAGAACGTACTTGATTTAACATTTCAAACAAATATGGGCTACCACCTTTTTCTTTTGCTTCTGATGCAAAACTAATCCATTTTTTTGTTTCTTCTAACCAAGAACCAGCACGGCCTAAACCTTTTACTTCTGTAGTTGAAAAATCAATAGGTATAAATTGTTGTGCATCACGTTGTGTATATCCATTTTGCATATATTCATCTAATGCATTTAACTGTTGTGCATATGCCCATTGACGACCTTGAAATAATGCTTTGTTTTCTGGTAACAATAAATTAGCACCAGGAACAGACATTAATAATTTTTCAGGTACAGACAGTTTTTCATATGCTTCAGGTGTAACTAATTCACCAGTTGTTCTATCAACATATGGTCTTTCTATAGATGTTTTATATGCAGGTGTATATTTAGCATATAATTCTGATATTGCATCAAATGTAGATATTGTCCACAAACTTAAATTTTTTGCAAGTTTAATTGGTCCTGTAAATTCTTCTGGTGTTAAATCTAATCTACCAAAACCAGGTACATCAAACTCACCTAATGTTTCATCAATTTGTCCTGGTATTACTGCATCTAAAACTTTACGTCCTACCCATAATGCATTATCAATTAAATAACCTACACCCATAACTTGCAACATATTCATAGTCATATCATCGTTATATCCTTTAGATTTATAATCTTTAGATACTTCTGCCCAATCGTTTGCTGCTTGAACTGCACGTTCTTTTGTAAAAATATCACTTAACTCTTGTAATGCACCTGCATCTACAGGTATTTCTGTTTCTGCAATAGGTTTTAATAATGCAGGAGGTATGTTTGGATAACGTTCTGTTAACGCATATGTTCTAGGTTCTACGTTAGGATTTAAATTTAAATAATTGTTATATTGTTTGTAACGTGATTTTTCACGTTGTATTTGATAACCGAAGTTATTTATATCTAAAGGATTAGAAAACATTTACCTTGGTGCTTCTTGATATCTTGTATTCTTTAATTGTCTTATATAAATATTTGTTGGGTCACGTTCTTCTAGTACGTCTAAAAATATATCTACATCATCAGCAGCTAAAGCTATTCTATCTACTCCTAAACCACCACCAGTAGCACCACCAGCTCTAGGGTCTTGTCCTTGTAATTCTGTACCAGCAAACACTTGTGGTTTAGCAGACTTAACTATTGTTTGAGCATCTGGTTGTGTTCTAGGTAATCCATTAACAGCTTTTTGACCAGCAACAAATGCTTTGTTTTCGTTATAATCAGCGTCTGGCAATCTACGTATAGGTTGTTTTACATTAGCAGGTCCACCATCAGTTCTATTCATACCTGGACCTGCACCAGGTCCTGCAGCTTTAACAAAAGCTGGTTTCTTTGGAGTTCTTTCTCCACCTCGTCTATTTTTGGTCATAGAAATCCTTTGTAATTAATATTATAAGTCCTGGTTGTGGTTGTATTATTTCTAATACATTTTCAGATAAAATATCCAATTCATCAACAACACCGTATTCTTGATAAACCATGTCCCAAAACTCACCATCGTAAAATTCATCCATACTACAGTCCAAACGCAGCTGCAATACTAGGAGGTTGTCCACCAGCAGCTTGCTGCATCATTTGTTGTTGCATCATAGCCATTTGCTCTGCAGTCATTTGTGGTTCTTCAGGAGTATAAAACTGTCTGAATATTTCTAATATAGCTGCAGGATTTTCATATACTGCAATTGCTGCCATAGTAGCTTGTGCATCACCTTGTGCAGACCTTTGTAACAATGCATCAAACAAAACATTTTCTGCTTTATTTTTACGAATACGTTCTTGTACTTTTTGTATATTTTCTAAACCATCAATATTGTCTTGTAATGTTTCTACATCAATTACACCAGCTTGCAATAACTGCAAACCAGTAACAATTTTTTGTGGTTCATCAAAACCAGCCATAACACCATAGACACGTCTAGTTCTATAATCGCCACCAATATCTTGTAGTGGTGTATAGTTTTCAGAAAATGCAGTACCATTCAAATATCCTGCCATAGGTTTTCTACCTATAGCTTGTGAGTATGACAATACTGTATCCATTTCTAAACGTTTAGCATCCATTTCTACAAGACCATGTTTTATGATTTCTCTATATTCATTAATCATTAATGACATAGCACCATTAAGTTCTTGTAGACCTGCTCCTGTAACAAATGAGTTAGGTGACTGTGCATCGTCAGTAACTGGATAACCACCTACTAAACGAAGTTGTCTTTCTAATCTATCAATTTGTTGGAACAATTGATATGGCATATTGTTCTGTGGTTTAGAAACTTGTGTACCAGGAGCTAGATAGTTAACAGCAAATCTACCTTTTCTATATTGTCCTGATTCTATCTCTCCTGATATGTTAGTTTCTGTAAACACAGAATCTTCCATAGCTATTGCTGACATAATATTTATTTTTGCCATCATAGCCATTAGACCTATAACGTGGTCATATTGACCTTTTAACATATCAAAAGAAACACGTTTAACAAATACAAATGGTGGTGTAGATAATACGTTAGGTATAAAATCTAAAATTAATCTACGTTCTGGGAATATAATGTATGTACCACCTTGGTCATAATATTCAATAACCCTTACACCTTGTGATGTATTATCTTCCCATTGTTGTTCTCTATAAGTATCGTATGACATAAACGGTGTAGCATAATCGTTATACTCCTCACCTGTGTCATCATCATCATCCTCTTTTAATATTTGCTCTGCAAACTCAGGATATATCTGTGCAAGTTTATACCTAGGTACTCTACGTACAACTGCTAATTCTCTTGGCTTTTGGTCAGGGCCAAAGTTACCTGGAAATGTATCATAAGGGTCACGTAACTCTGCACTAGGATAATAAAAACCATTCTTATCTCTTTTAGTTGTAATTACCCAAGCACAAAAACCATAACCAGGTAGCCATCTAGATGCTTGTGCTAACTGTAAACTTAAATTTTGTTTTTCATCGTAACTTGTAACAATACGTTCTAATTTTTCTGCTCTAGTTTTAGCTCTTGCAGAATCTGCATCATTAGGTACATCTACTCTAACGTTAGGTACACCTGATATTTTTTGTGCAAGTCGGTCAATACCTGACTGCAACATGTTAGGAGCAGGTAGTAAATCAGCATCTGCAGTTTCCATTGTGTCACCTAGTAATGCTTTTATACCTTCTGGACCACCATTTAAAATAGCTTTAATTCTAGCTTTGCTTACTTGTCTATCCTTGACATTACGACCAGATGTAAGATTAGCTGCGTTAGCTATTACTTCTTTGTAACTTTTAACATCTAAATTTTCTATGCCCATGGTGCTTCATTCATTTCTGTCAATTTATAATCTCCATAACTAGGGTTATAGTCTAACCCTATGTCAGCTGCATGCTCTTTTTGCATACGTCTAAAAACCTTCATTGGAAACCAACTAGCCATAACTATATCAGTTTTTTCCTTGTTTCGTTTAGAAACAGGTTTACCATCAAAGTATAACAGTTGTTGCCTGTATTGCTGTACTTTTGCATTTGACACACCATCACCGACAGGTAAATGTATACGTCTATCTTCAAATAAGTCTGCCATAGCACCTACACCATAAAGAGGGTCATGTTTGTTTTTTCCTGTTAGATGACCTTGTACAGTTATACCAGTACGTAATGTAAATTCTTTTATGCCTTCATCCATACGTATAGCTGATTGAAATCCGTTTTCTTCTACTATCCAATGTCTACAATCGTAATCATGTAACCATTGTGCCATTTGGTCTAGTGCAGCTCTAATACCACCACCACGTTTGTTTTCTAAATCAATTAAATATAATTCACCTCTGTACTGGTCTATACCCCAAAGTACTGCAGCTTGATAACCACTAGATGCAGGGTCAAGTCCTGCTACTAAATATAAATTTTTATATACTTGCCCTAGCACTAAATCAGGCCTCATGCATTGGTCTAAAATATTCATTGTAAATATTTGCGTACCTTCTACATATGCCTGGTTAAAATAAACCATTT